AGGGAACCAGGGAACTAGGGAACCAGGGAACTAGGGAACCAGGGAACTAGGGAACCAGGGAACTAGGGAACCAGGGAACTAGGGAACCAGGGAACCAGGGCCTGTGTATCAACTATTTAAGTATTACTTTATTAATAAATTAATAATATAATAAAATAAAAATGAAACACTATTGGATTAATATGGATAAATGCGTAGATAGAAGGAAACATATGGACTCGCAATTTTACATTAATGGCATAGAGAATATTCGCATAAGTGCGGAGACTCCTGAAACCATTAAGGCCAAAGACTATACAATAATACGTAATGATGAATCGCTGGCTTCTACGACACCCGAAGAGGTCAGTTGTATATTGTCGCATTTAAAAGCGATACAGCAAGGATACGATGATGGTGATGAGTATTTTTGCGTATTAGAAGACGACCTACTATTCGTCCATATAGACTTTAGCAAAATATTGAAATATATTGAGGATGTCCAGAAAAATAATAAAAATAATAAAGAGAATGTTGAAATATTACAATTGTATACTAGCAGTCATCCAGTAGTTATTCAGTTGTATAACGAGCATTTTTTAAAGAACGCTAGTAGCGCCAGTAACATAATTATTAAGAGAGCCGAATCATATCCAGGTGCCGTATATTATTTAGTTTCCAGAGAAGGAGCTCGTAAAATCTTGGATGCTTATGTATTGTCTAAAAATAGCCGATACGACTTATCATATTCGTCTTGGACGGCTGCCGACAATATAATATATGCGGCTGTCAATTCATTTGTTCTTACATATCCTGTAGCAGTTACAGATATCGCTTTCGGTAGCACGCTACATCCAGAGCATCTCCCGAATCACGAAAGTTGTAATAATATTATTAGGCATATTTGGTCTGTGAATAACCAAATAAGGATGTTCTCTTATTAGCGCCCAGCCTCAAAATGTCGCAGCTCTCTTAAACTCGTGTATGGCAATCGCCGAGCGTTCCTTGTGTTCTACTATTTTTTCTATTGCTTCGGTTTCGTAGTCAGGAATCCACGTTCGTATATACTCGTATTTTTTATCATACCTTTTTAGTTGAAGTTCAGGGTTAAATATACGAAAATAAGGTTGTGCGTCAGTACCCGTACTAGCAGACCACTGCCATCCGCCATTATTACTCGCTGGGTCATAATCTACCAAGCGCGTCGCAAAGTATTTTTCACCCCATCTCCAATCAATGAGAAGGTCTTTTGTCAAAAACATAGCAGTAACCATACGTAGTCGGTTGTGCATCCAACCCGTTTTATTGAGTTGCGCCATTCCCGCATCTACCAATAGATATCCAGTAGTTCCATTACACCATCTTTTAAACCATTCCTTATTATTCGTCCATTTGACATTGTCATACTGTTCCTTAAATGAGTTCCCGAGTACATGCGGAAAGTAATAGAGGATGTTAGCGTAAAACTCGCGCCATAGAAGTTCTCTTTGTAGTTCCTTGACATTTTTATAATTATAATAAACTTCCCTTATGCTAACACAGCCGAACTTAATATAGGCACTCAATCGGGTCGTCTTATCCATCGCAGGATAATCACGGGTTGTCGCATAGTCCGTCATAATCTTCTTGAATCTGGTGAGAGCCAATGCCCGTCCGCCTCGTACCGCCAAATCAGGATTAGCGACATAATATTTATGCTTATCAAACCGCTTGATATTTTTAACTACGTTTATGCTCTTAACTGCTAGCGGTTCCGGTACGGGAACTTTGAATGATAGTGACTTTTTATAAAACGGCGTAAATACTTGATATGGGTCGTCCTTGTTATTTAGAATCGTGCCTATCGGGTAAAGCGTGTAGTCTTCTTCTGTTATTATGCGAATGTCGGCGTCCTTCGCCCATTCCTCAATAATCCTGTCGCGTTTTATGGCGAATGGTGAATAATCCTTGTTATATGCTATTGTTTTAATTTTGTATTTTTTAGACAGCCCCTTTAAAACGCCAATGTCACCGCTCGCACCTTCCTTGCCATCGGCTTCGTAATAATTGACGTGGATATGCGTATCTAATTCGTCAAGACTCTCAATCATAAACTGGACGCAATTATTACTAAAATACGGGTTGTTCTTGGCATATATTTGAACTGGGTTGAAAATAAACATAGGGTATACCCCTTTATTCCCGCATTCGGCTACCAGGCGATTCAGTGCCAAGTTATCGTGGATGCGAAAGTCTCTGCGAAATAGGAAGATGTGTATCTCTGTCATCCTAATAATCTAATATTAGATTAATATTATATTCTAGAGTATACTAAAGTATACTAGAGTATACTAGAGTATACTAGAGTATACTAGTATTCATACTCATTTTTTATATAAATATATATTCATAAATATAAATATTTAATATACATTCATATACAATGACAATGTTAAGAAGATATCTAGAACTATGCGACGATGATATTAAGTATAGTATAATGGGATTATTTTGCGGATGCGTAGGCTCATATTACAGCGTTCTCGCAAACGAGAACATGTCTAGGACGATGTTAGGCGACTTTACGAGCACCAGGTTATATCTGCTATTTTATACCAACTTTATCTCAATGGTCGCCATATCTTTGCGAGGCGGGCTATTTGTATATTCGCAAAAATGTATGGGACATAAGCTTCGGCGGGTTATATATAGGAAGCTTCTAAATCAACCCTTAAAGTTTTACGAGACGGAACCTGTCAATTCGCTAATAGAGCGTGTCAACAACGATTCCAAGGTAGTGTCAGACATTATATCGCTTAATATAAATGTCCTGTCGCGCTCTATTATAGAGGTCGTAATAACCTTTTGGCTATTGACAAATATATCTTGGAAACTCACAGCAATCGCCATACTTTTGATTCCTATTAATTATGCGATATCTATGTGCTACGAGATGATACAGAAGCGTATAATGGCAAATTACGAGAAGCTTGAGAAGGAGTTAAATACATACACGCATGAAACGCTATCCCACATATCTGTTATGAAAACCTACGCAAATGAAAAGCGGTCGCATAATAAATACGTTTTGCTCGCTGACGAAATTGCCAAATATAATCACAAGGAATGCCTTTTGTATGGGAGCAATCTTCTGGTAGTCTGTAATATACCAACTATCACGACAATTATTATAATATTATCTGCGAACTATCTACAAACCGTAGAAGGGCTCACCATATTCATACTTCATAATCAGGGGCTATATTCAACAATTAAAACGATTCTTGATATGAAAAACGAGTTCATAAAGTGTAAGGAACCTTACGCTCGTATTACGACGATGTTAGATTCTCCAGAATATACGCAAGGCTATTATATTCCCAAAGACAACAAGCTTAAGGGTGATATAGCGATTAATTCGCTGACATTTAAATATGTGAAGGCGGATGCGCCTATCCTAGATGATTTGAGCTTTAGGATTAACAGCGGGGATAAGATAGCAATTGTTGGAGCGTCAGGGTGCGGTAAAAGTACTATCTCCAAAGTTTTAGTCAATATCTTGGAACCCGATAGCGGAAGCATAACAATAGATGGTGTCAAAATAGGCGACTATGACAGCGAATGGTTGAAAAAGCAGATTGGATATGTAGCACAAGATAGCGTAATGTTCTCTGACACTATCGCTAATAATATCTCGTTTGGCCTGGAAGAAGAAGGGGTAGTTAGCGAGGCGGACATCATAGAGGCTGCGAAGAATGCGAACGCCCACGAGTTTATTTCCAAGTTGCCTAATAAATACCAAACAATACTTGAGGGAACCGAATTGAGTTCGCTTTCAGGAGGGCAAAAACAGCGCATATCAATTGCCCGAGCATTAATTAGAAAACCGCAAATCATAATATTTGATGAGGCGACATCGGCGCTAGACCCTTATTGTGAAGAACTCGTACAGCAGACAATAAAGGACTGCTATAAGAATCAAAATAGCACGATGATTATTATAGCACATCGCAAGTCGGCTTTAGAAATCGCTGATAAAATATACGAGCTCAAAGATTCTAGGCTCATTGAAGTATGAAGTATGAAGTATGAAGTATGAATACGAATATTAAATGTATATATAGTAGGGTGAAGCGGACGAAGCTGACGAAGCTGAAGAGGTTGATGAGTATATATGTAGGTAATATTAGTAATATTAATATTACTGAAAATATTAAGGATATCGGTACTAGCAATAGCAATAGCAATAGCAATAGCAATAATATAACAGTCATAGTGTCTTCTAGTAAAGCTGAAAAGGCAGATATGGTAATAAATAACTCTTTAGATATATTATTGAAGTCGGCAAATATCAAGGATTTTATGAGTAATATGAATAAAAAAGGTGTCGTGTTTAATCTACAAAAAATAAACAAGGCTCTTGTAAAAGGATTCGTATATAGGATAATACAAGGGTTATACTCTTTTAATAAATACAAGAGCGTCAAGGGGTCACCGCATAATAATATAATATTTTATACTCCGCAATTGAATAAGGGCGATATCACGCAACTGCTCGGCGTGATACGCTATTCCAATCTGTCTCGTAATATTATAAATGAGCCGTCAAATATCTTTACACCCGAGAAGATGGCTGCGTATGCGTGCCGATTGTTTAGTAATACAAAGTATGTGAAAGTGAATAACTATAGACACGCTGATATTAAGAAGATGGGCTTGCGACTCATAGATGCTGTTGGAGGGTCTTCTAGAAATAAACCGTGCTTCTTGGTGCTTGAATACAAACCTCCTAAATGTAAAAAAACCATCTGCCTAGTTGGCAAAGGTGTAACCATAGATACTGGCGGATATTCTATGAAACGAGTAAAACACATGGATAAGATGTATATGGATAAGGAAGGCGCAGGAATATCTCTAGGTTTGTTTAAATATCTTGTAGATAGCGAATACGAACACCACGTAGTTTGCTTGTGTCCTTTGGTAGAAAATGTTGTAACAGATATCTCTATTAAACCCAATGATATTATCAAATCTTACAATGGGACTAGCGTGGAGATTGTGAATACGGATGCGGAAGGCAGGTTAATACTTGCGGATGCCCTTGCGTATGCTTGTAAAAATTATAAACCTGATTATATTTTTGATTATGCTACATTAACTGGATGGTCTGAAAGAATCCACTGTCATACGAGTTTTACATACTTTACGCTAAATGACAAGTTCGCAAAGGACATTGAAGTATATAACAAGGAATATGCTGAAAAAAGTATTCGTCAGCCTCCATGGGTTGAATACATTACCTTTATTAAATCTAATATAGCTGATGTCAAGAACTCGGGGTATAAATGTACTAACAGTGACGGATTAATGGCGTCCCTATTTTTAATGAACTTCATCCCTGCGATATATAGGAAAAACTGGATTCACTTTGATGTTCGCTTGTCAAACTATAACAATACTGTTAATATAGCTGATGGGTTCGCAACATACCTAGAAATTATAAAAAATATAAAATAGATAATATACACAACAAGATTAGATATAGGAGGCTGATACTATATTACTAGTTTTTACTTTGTCTTCTTTTTCTTGGCGACCGCTTCGGGTGCTTCGGGTGCTACGACCGCTTCGGGTGC